GCACTGTCTGCTAGTTCTTTAGATGTTGATAACATTCCTAAAGAGTCTAACACAAACATCATAGGTTTGCGATCTTCCGTCTTCTGTTGAAGATATTTATCTAATATTTGTATAGCATTAGTTCTAAATTCTTGAACTGTAGTGACAGGAACGAGTATCATACGTTCTCCATCAATACCACGTTCGTCAATCATATCTTTTGTTATTGCTGCTTCACTCTCGAAGTAAACAACTCCTGCTTCTGGGTTGTCACGTAGATAACTTTGGACTACACCTAGACAAAAGAATGTTTTACCTGTTCCACTCTCTCCTGCTAGTGCAGTAATTTTATTACTAGCAATACCTTTGTGTATAGACCCACTAACTAATGCGTTAAAAATATATGATCCTGTATCAATATAAGATTCAATGTCACCGACTCCACCTTCAGATAGGAGTCCTGCATATTCATTATCAATCTCTTTAACGATACCTTTTAAAAATGATGAAGTCATGTAAATAAAAATTCAAGGGTTGGTATTCTCTCTGTATCCCATCCTATCACATTAGTGATGATTTGTAAAGGATCTAGAAAAGATTTTTTAAATTGGACGTCACGATCTATCTGTCCTTCAAGATCCAATTCTTTTGGAAATGTGTTAAGGAAAGAGATTACGTTTTCACTATTGATTTTGTTTGGACGTCTGAGGTGTAAGTATTTTATTTTCTCACCCTCGTTGACAAGTGGATATTTGTATTCAAGTTTGTTTTTTGCGATGTGAAAATTATAAAGCAAAGTTCCACGAACATGTAAAGGGGTTCCCTTTGTATACACGGTTGACGTCGCTTTGTATTTGCGTAGTCCATTGACTGACCTAGGAAATGCGATATCTTCTGGTGGTAATGAATCAAATTTAGTTCTAAACGTATCTATGTAATCAATTAAAGCATCTTCTGTTCCTGTCATCATGATTTGAATCGCTTCTTTAATCGCTGTCCTGCATGGTGCAGGGGTAGATGACTTCACTGCTTCAATACCCATCATTTTTAGTTTGGGTTCATTGTATCTTACACCCTCGCTATCCCATACGTTGAGCATGTATCTTTTCTTTGCAGTCCAGATACCACTAGAAGCGATGTTCTCTCGCTTCATTATCATCTTCTGTTCGTATGCGTTTACATATGTGGCCAACGCTTCATAAGAACTAGAAATATATTTTTCAAGTTCCATCTCACACACCTTATTAAGGAAAGAGACGATGCTCTTATCATTTGTCTCTCTCCCCTTGTATACAGTCTCAACCAAAGGACCCAGATTGAGGTAGATACTATCAGTGTCACTAGCAATAACATAATCTTGTTTCTCCGTTTTTAAAATTTTGTTTAGATACTTATTCATCTTGTGTTCTATCCATCGGATAGACACCTGACCTGACAAAGTAATCGCTTCAGCATTAACTATGTTGAAGTATCTAAAGTATTGATTTCCAATTGCACCATAGGCACTGTTTAATTGAATCTTACGTGCCATTTGAATATTATTATATTTACTTATACTCTTCTCTAATTCTTTTGTGGGAGTTTTCTCATATTCTTTCCTTGCAAGAATCATTAACTTCTTTGATTGCACACGTTCATCGTATATCTTCTTCATCATCTCTGGTAAAAAACCATGAATGTCTTTACGATACATTGCACCATTAGCACACAGACAAAACTCTTTAGGAACCTCTACCTTCTGCGAGAGGATTCCATTAACTGTAGCGGATGGATGCTTCTTTTCAACGAGGGTTTCTGGGGAAATATTATACTGCATGATGAGATGAGGATACAGACTATTGAGGTCAAAACTAACCACCCAATTATAGCGTCCTGCAGTTGGTTCTTTGACATAAGCACCCTCGTATTTTTCATCTTTGTCTGATCGTTTGCCTGGTGGAACAACAACTTTCTTTTTCTTTAGAAAATTGTAGATCAGTGTGTCCCACATTCTTACCTGATAGTATACATCTCTTACATTTACTTTAGCGTCATATGCTAGAGCAACAGCAAGTTCTAAGAGTTTCATCTTGTCCTCTAAACGAGATACAAGTTCCACGTCAACGATGTTATAGTCAATAAATTTTTGCCAATCTTTTGTATAGAAATCTTTGAAGTTTTCAAACTCATCATGTTGAACTTTCTTTTGTCCAAGTTCTACGTTTGCGATGTGGTCTAGACGATATGATTCTTGATTTGTATATGTAAATTTCTTATATAGATCCATGTAATCCATTACACTGATCCCTTTCATTTCAAATATTTTATTCTTCCTACCTTTTATTTCTATTTCATCATCATATACAAAGTTCCAAGGTGACAATTGTTTCATTTTTTCCTTACCAAACAATCTCTCAACACGACCACAGATATATGGGACGTCATAAAGTTCTACGTTCCACCCTGTAAGAATGTCAGGAAAATTGTCTTGCCAATATGCTATGAAACTTAATAGTAAATGCTCTTCACCATCACATAAAATATATTCTACATCGTCACGTGTATTCTTGTATGGTCTAGTGCCAAATACTGTTATCTTTCTAGTTTGATAATCTTGCATACTGATACTGAGCATAGACTCAGCACACTCTTGCACATTAGGGAATCCATTCTCACACTCAACCTCAATATCGAGTGACATTATCTTTAATTTTTTGATGTCGTAATCAATCTCTTCTGGAAACTCATCAGATATAAACTGATACAAGTATCTGTCATATCCATAGACATGAAAGTTCTCTATGTCTTTATATTTTTCAAAGAATGCTTTTGCTTCTTTGACAGATTCTTGTTTGATTGGTTTTACAGATTCACCTGTAAGAGTTCTCCAATCACTTTTGGTTTTACTAGAGACATAAAGGGTTGGAGCAAAATCAAACCTACGTTGAATACGTTGTCCATTCTCGTATCCAATGTAGTAGATCTTGTTTCCAACCAGTTGAACATTGGTATAGAAATCACTCATTTAGTAACAGTCTCGTATTTCTTTTTCAATTCTGATGTTGGTGTGACTATTGTAGCAATAGTTTCAGAATAAAGCAATACGTCAGTGTCTGTTGTGTAACGTGGCCATGGTTCTAGTGTGCCATCTTCCTTAATTAAATAAGGATCTTGCATGTGGCAACTAGGTTCTTCGTCCATTTGTTCTGCCATGGTGATGAGTTCAATACCACTCTTAAGAATTATCAAAGCGATTTGCATAATGTTTCTAGTTTTTGTAGGTCTGTTCCATTCCAGATGTTGTTGTCTTGTTTTCTATATTTGTAGACAGGAGAGATTGATTGTAATTCTGGAACAAATTTTTTAGTTATCAGATTACCAATATACATCCAAGGTTTATATTCGTCAACCCTTACGTTAAAGTAAGTAGGACCGTTGAACATCAAATGCTCAAAGGTTTGTTTACCACCCACGAATAGTGGGAAGGGTTGTGGGACAAAATCTAGTGAGTATAGAGGTGTCTCTATGGGTTGATCAAATGTTACAATACCAAACTGACCATTGATTTTTGCAAGATAGTCAACTAGAAATTTATCTAGGACTACAGGTCCTTCAATCTCAATACGTTTACTACCATGAAACTTATGATCTGTTTCATATGATAAGACTAAATTATAATCTTGATCATATAACTTATGTTTCCTCATCGTCGAGAATTGCTTCTGCGTCCTTGAATATCTGTTCCATATCTATGTCATCACCCTCAACTCCTGCCATGACCTCTTCATGTTTCTTGAAGTTTTCATCGTAGTTCTCTTCTTTGATCGCTTGTATGTATTGATCCATAATACTATCCAGAGGATCGTATGCTGTAATCACATGATCTGCAGGAAGAAAGAAATCTTTATCTTTACTTAGAGGTGCCCATGGAAACCATGATAATTGATATCCTTTCTCTCTATTAAAAACAAGTTCCCCATCATCAGAGACAATCTCTAAACGAAAGGGTTTGTGTAAGTGATATCCTATTGCTGTTGTGCTATCAGGATTTCCTATCTCTCTTGCTTCTGTAATTATTTCTTCGTTAGACTTTAGTAATAAAATCTTTATACTCATTCTACACTACCACCCATCTTCTGCACATTACTAATGTATGTATCTCTAAGACTAGGGACTGGTTCTAGTATGGTAACAACCATATTATGATTCAATGGTATCTTTGTCTCTGGAGATAATGGACACCATGGTTGATAGTGAACCTTCACCTCTGGATCTGTAACGATACCAGTTTTATCTAATTTAGGTTGATCATATTCCACTCTGTATGGGAAGTTCATAATATATGCCTGTCTTACACCAGAATCTTTATCAACTGCTTCTTGTAAATCGCATATAACATTGTCACCATTGAACATTACAACAACCTTTACTCTCTCTGATTTTACGAGAAGTTGAGGTGGAGTAGGAGGAGTAATATTGATAGGTTCTTTCTTACCTTTTGCCATTTTAAAAATACTATTGTTTATATTATAAAGGAGGTATCAACATTTGTCAATACCTCCTATGTAGTTAGATGTAATCTACTCGTTTATGATGCTCAGGAACTACTTTTCCTAATACAACACTGAGGAGTCCATCTGTAAACTCGACGGATCTAACCTCTGTATTATCGGAGAGCGTCCATGCACGTTGGAAGGCACGTTGTGCCAATCCTTGATGGACATACGTTCCATCATCTTCTGATTTTTCTTTGCTTGCTTCGACATATATCTTTCCATACTCCGTAT